AAAAAAGGGAGATCAAAATGACAACAACAACAAGGTTCCTCAATCGGTTCGGAGGGTTCTCCTGGGCGGTCACCTGGGGACCAGGATTGACCCAGACGATTATCTGCACCTCCGAGGAGGAGGCGGCAGAGGTCGCCAAGACGGGAAAGCCAGTAGCCCGATTCGTCGAGCCTCTGGTTTCCACCGAAGAGCCATCCTATTACTGCCCCGACTACCCCGCCGACGAGTTGGTCAAGCCTTGCGACTGCGACAAATGCGCTGGAGCTTGCAACAACGGCAAGGGCGGCAAGTGCGGCGATTGCTTCGCTTGTGAGGAGATCGCCGACAACGAAAAATTCTGGCAAGTAAACCGGGCGGACATTCTACAAATATAAACACGGTGAGCCACCCCCCGAATGGGGGGCGTAACCCACAAACTTAGTGGCAAGTCTAGGTAAACAAAAAAGGGAGGATCGGAATGAGTCACATAGGAAATGATGCAGTTATAGACGCACAGAGGGACGCATTAGACGAGGAAGAGGAATTTCAAAATCATCTGGATCAATGCGGAGCATGTCCCAGATGCGAGAACTACGAGGATGTAAAAAATTGCGTCAATTGCCTGATGTTTACATGTGAGAAACACAATTAAAAAAGGAGGCATTATGCCGGATATAAAGATCGGAAAAGATATCTCAAAAGCCCGCTCGGTCGAGGAAGCCTTGAGGCTTGCCGACCTGGACTGGCGGATCGAAAAGAACGCAAGCTATGCGGAACGTCAAAATGGCGATGAAATGACATTCACCAGATCGCGGCGCTTTGTCTCGATTATGCGATCCGATACGGGGGAGGAATTCGCCCATCCGACAACAAGATATACCGTTGTCCAGAACCTCGATTCCTTCCGCTGGGTCGAGGATATTGTCGGAGGCGGTGAGGCGGAATACTGGCGAGCCGGATCATTCCGGGGCGGAAGAAAAGTCTTCATGATCGTTAAACTCCCGATCCCCCTGACAATGGGAAACGGGGAAACAATCGCCCGGGCAATGATTATCTCCACTTCCCATGATTCAACATCCGGACTCAAGGCGAGCTGGTTACCATTCAGGTTTGCCTGCGCGAATGTAATCTCCGCAAGCCTTGCCTCGGCGCCTATGGTCCTGAGACATACCGCATCAGCCAGGACCGGGATTACCCCTGAAGCGGCGAGAGAAGTTTTCTATAATGCAGAACTCTTTTATGATTCCTTTTATAAACAGGCAAATGCACTGGTCTCGGCTCCCTATTCCGATATAGAGATGGAGAAACTGATCGGGACAGTATTCAACAGCCCCAGGATTGACCCTGACAGGGTGCGGCGTTCTAATGATTATCTCTATGAAAGGATTATCCAGAACTTCCGGAACGGGCGGCAGACCTACGGTTCCAACCGGTGGGATGCCTACAACGCAATCTGCGAATACCTGGATTATCAACGACCGATAGGGAATACCCTGGCAACTGCCGAGAATGAAGATCCTGAGATAATGAATGAGCGGCAGTTCAATTCGGTCCTATCGACTAACAGATACGGGGGAAATAAGATCAGAACAAACACTTTGCAGATCCTCCAGGATACCGCCGAATATGGTTATCTCCCGGTGGGGAGCGGCGCGGAATGAAAATACCACTGAGAACCAACGACGGGCGGGTCGTGGCGGAACTCGACACGGAGACCGGAACAGTCTTCAAGACAGTGAAAGCCTCGACCCATATGCTCCAGATACCGAGAGCCTGGACATACGATAAAAACGTCATCCAGAGGGTTTATGACTGGGTGGAATCCGAAGGTTTTAAACCGGATATTGAGTTCGTTATTTATGCGGAAGATGAAGATAAGACTTACCGGCTGACATGGCAAAGGTTCCACCAGGTCGCTTACCTGATGAAATGGAGACAGGACACCCGTTATGAACAATGGGCGGTTCCCCTGAAGCACTGGTCTATCGACGGGGAAAGACACCAATTATCGTTATTTTAAAAAAAAGGGAGAAAACATTGATCTATAAAACTGCTGAAGAATTAATAGAACGGTTAGAATATTTAACTGAGGAAGAACTTGTCGAGGAATTTGTGCGGATATCGAAGGAATTCAAACAGGCGCGGGACAATCTGGATTGTGTCCGGATGATAGCTACCCAGAGGATGGAGGCAAAGGGGGCGACCGTAATGCAGGGGGAACGGCATAATATAGTCGGGACAATCAAAACGGAATATGACTATTCGATCCTCGCAGATATCCGGGAACATGCCTCAGCGGACGAACTGGAAGGAAAATATTTCCCCGCACATGATGAGGTCGTCCGGGTTGAAGAAAAATGGAATATGACACAGACCAGGAAACTGCTGAAACGGGGCGAACCTTTTACTACAATTATCAATGATGCGAAGATGACGGCGGGGCGGATGAAACTCAAAACAGAGGAGCGTAAGAGCATATGAATCGTATTAGAGGACCGGTGACATGGCGCACAGCCAAGGAGGTAGCGGAGGATCTGGGTCTTACCCGGGAGAGGGTTTCCGCCCTGGCAAGACAGGGGCGGTTCGGTCCCAACGCATATAAAAAATATGCGAAGGAACTGAATTATAACGGTTGCTGGATGATCCCCTTTCCCTATGACTACAGGAAAAGACCCGTGGGGCGACCGAAGAGAGAAACAATGCAACCTGTAAATTTATAATCCACACCTAAAAAGGAGGGCAAAGTGGAAAACATAAAAGCTCATATCGTGATAAGCGATATCAAAGATGCAGGGAAATGGGGAAGGAAGATCACGGCACAGATTGACGCGATCTCCCCCATGTATCCCACAACGAATATAGAACTGGCGGACGAGATTTTTGAGGGGGTCGTAACGATCGGAATGGGATATACCGTGATCCTGGAACCCTCAAGCCTGAAAAATTCCGGGGTTGATCCTGATAAAACATGGAATTACTACTGGAAGATTATTAGCTGGGGTGTCGATTCCGAGGATTCAGAAGGCGATCTTCCGTGGGGTGATGATTACCCCGCAGAAGATCCCCCGAAGTTTCCGGCACCGGTTAAAACAGGTAACGGGAAAACCTTCTTCGACGCAACGGCAGGGCAAAGGTACACCCAGCATTGTACGAACGTCAGAACAGCCCTGATGCAAGCCCGCGAGATGATGACTGAAAACGGTGCATTTATCGAGATGGAGGTGGGGCAATGTTTCAGGCTGGCGGATTCAATCCTTGAATTCCTCAACTCGCGAACATTCGCCACCTCCCCTCTTGTCACGAAAGCGGTGAATGAGGGCGCCGTCCCTGTTGAGGTCAAGGACATCCCACCGAAAGACAGCCTGAATGATTCCTGGAATATCCCTTCCAGGATACAGAACGGGGCAGATCTCAAAAAGGCATTCCTCGACAACGGTCTGGAAATGGACTGGGTTCTTGAAAATCCGTTTAAAAGACTCGGAATCGCAAGGTCTGTGGATTATGTGTCTGCGGAGCGGGGTTCCTATAAAGATGTTTTGATAGCGGTCCTGTTGGATGCTCAAAAACAGGGGATTGAAAAATCTGAGAATGAGGAGATATAAATGTCAGAACCGCTTTATTGCGGTGCTGATGGATGTACCCTCCACGATTATCCCGTCGCTCCCGCCTTCTGCGAATTTGAATTTCAGAACGATCGGGTTCTGAGAGTTCGCGAGGATGAAGAGCGGCGGTTTATCCGGACTCTTGAAAGGCTTATTCCGGTAGTTGTCAGAGGCATTGAAAATGCCGTTTTTGATGCTATCGACGAGGATAGTATTGAGGATAAGACTTTCGTTCGAAATAGAGGATCTGAGACCCCCCCAGCACTGCCAAAGAAAATAAGAAAGGGAGGGATTTCAACTTGAATCAAGACTATGATTCCGTGTCGTCACCACTACCGCCGACGGTAGAACGATTCGGAGATATTTATACATTGACCTGGGCTGACCGGAATATCCGGATGGTCATCGACAGGTTTGATAATGATCGGCACCAGAATGTTACAGCAGAAATAACCGTGAAGGTACTCGATGCCCCGGAAGGAGAAAATCATATCACCCGGGGCAGAGCCGGATTACTTTCCACCTTCAAAACAATTATTGACGATGGCGTGAAGTTCGGAGGCGAAATCAACGACCGGCTGGACTGGGAAATCATGTTCAAACAGATGTCCCTGGCTGTCCTTGATGATTACAGGATGGGCGAGCCTCTGATTAACCTGGCAGAAATGACCCCGGTCGGAAAGAAACCTTACATCCTTTCGCCCTTTATTTATGAGGGTTGCCCGACCGTTATATACGGCAGGGGCGGAGTCGGGAAATCCCTGTTCTGCCTTTACCTTGCAGTCCTGTTACAGACAGGACATTCAGAAAACCGGATTCGGGCGAAAAAAATCAACGTGATTTATCTCGACTATGAGGCAGATCCCGACGAGTCAAAATACAGGGCGGATTTTATTTCCCGGGGGATGGGGATCGACCCTTCCCTCGTGGCTATCCATTACCGCCACTGTTCCAATCCTCTCCGGGAGGAGATTGACAGTCTCCAGAGGTATATCCGCCAGGTGGATGCGGACTGTATTGTCATTGATTCTGCTATTCCCGCCTGCGGGGACGCGCTGGATTCGGGCATGGTTGCCAAGTTCTTCAATGCCCTCCGATCGCTATCAAACAGCGAGAAGCAGATCGCGTCATTACTGATAGGACATACAACAAAAGCCCAGGATACAACCGGAGGACCGTTCGGCTCCGTGGTATGGAGAAACGGTCCAAGATCAGTCTGGGAGTTCCGGGCAGACCAGCAGAGGAACCTGAACAGGATCGACGTTCAACTGGTCCATCAGAAGGTCAATTTAGACCCCCTGCTTGCCCCTGTCGGATTCCGGATTAACTGGGGAGAAGGGGAGATAACCTTTGAGAGCCTTGACGCCCGGCGTCATGCTGTATTCGGAGCGGAAGCCCCGCTCGCTGACAGGATCGAGGTTCTGCTTGAGGACCAGGGCGGAATGTCAACGGATGCCCTACAGATAGCCCTGGGCGCCCAGATTAGCGACGTAGAGGATATTCTGTTGCTTGATACCCGGTTCAGTGAGAACGGCGCAAATTGGGAACTGTCGGCGATTTAAAAAGGAGGACGACATAAAAAACAAGGAACAAGCCAGGAAAACAATCGTACTGATGCCTGTATGGTCTGTCGGGCAATGCCGGAAACGGATCGGAGAAAAGGATGCCCGGCAATGTCCGATATGGGGCGATCTGGCGGACGGATTCTGCGAGAAGCACTGGGACACTCTCTGGAAAAATACGGGGGGGGATAGAAGTCGGAAAAAACAAAAGAAAAAAAATTGACGTCATTTTAACACCTTTACAATATCAGCGATTTAAAAAGGGGGACTAAAAAGGAGAACGATATGCCAAAAAAAGACGAGCGGATTATGGATGTTACTGAGGTCGCTTTTATCCTGGGTGTACATAAAACTCTTGTGTACAAGTTAGCAAAGGAAGATCGGCTACCCGGTGCATTCAGGATAGGGAAGACCATTCGGGTTAGTAGAACGGTATTTGATGAATGGCTTAGAAATCCAAGTTCCCTGTGATTGACTTAAAACTCCCCCTGCTCGAAAGAGTGGGGGGCTTTTTTTTGCCCTGAAAATATGATAGGAAGACGTTGAGGAAAAAAGAGGAGGGCAAACCTCAACGCCTTCCGAAAACCCGGACAGGAACTACCACGACCCGCCCAGGTTTCCAGTTTACCAGAAGAACTTTTCCGATGCTTTGGATAATGGCTGGATCTTGTAAAACGTATATATCCCAGCATTACATACCGCGCACGATCCCCGGAGAACATTCCGCACCCTGCCGTCTGCCATTTCTATGGTTTCCCGAATTGGCTTTTTAATATTTTGTTTTGTCTCGCACCTAAGACAATGAGCCTCAATTATCAGAGGTGATAACATCTTTCGCCAGTGCAATAATCCCCGCCCCAGCGACCCCGGCGATTTCAGCCATGTTTTGATACATTGCGATAATCGCAATAGCCCCGAGAATGAAGACCGCTGAAAGAACTTGAGGTCGAACATGAACGATCTCCCACCATTTTTTCGGCATTAGTACCTCGGCTTTTTCTTAGGTTTCTTAGGTTTCTTGGGCATATTCCAATCCCTTTATTTTATTCATTTGTCAGGGTCTCAGTAGGCTCGGCGATAACTATTTCCACGTTGTCGGTAACCGTCCAATTTGCTGATGTCACAGTCCCCGCAATGACAAAATCCTTATCATCAAAGCCATCACCGGCTCCCGATTCGTTCAGTTGAATTGTGAGGGTGCCGATCTTCATTCTCTCGAAGGTACAAGCACCGCCTTCTGTATATAGATTGCTCAAAACCAGCTTCCCGATCTTGCCGTTTACTGCTGACGTGGGAGCATCAATCCATATGCGGTCATATGTTCCTCCATTAACTATCATGGCATCCGCCTGATGATGTCCACCTCCAATTGCCCTCATACGGGAAGTTCCAGCCGTTTGTATGATGGACTGACCATCTGACGCATTTCCGATTACGTTGATGGTATGGGCGTCGATGTTAGAAAAATCCATCGTCTTACATCTGGATTTCTCAATTATCAATTCGCCTATCTCCAATACCGTGTCGGTATCGAGATCTACACCACCCACAAGGATCGCAGTCGTTGAGCTTGCATTTCCAACGGTTGGCAATTCAGACCCAGAATAGACAGTTCCTACAGATACGTTCTCGATCCTAATTTCCCTGACGGGAGTTGTGCCGAGGACGATTCTTAATGTGTTGTCCTGTTTGTTCTCTTTTCTCCATGCCATTTCCTGTTCCAGTGTAGAGGAAGGGACATTTGACGGAGCCGCATATATTCCAGAATCTCCGTTGGTAAATGACCGTTCAGCGAGTATCGTTTCATTGACTACCACTCCGGTTGCCGCAGTAGATCCAACCGCTAAGATCCCGACAGCCATCTGTGGACTGAATCCCATGGCACGAAGTAGCGAAAAAGGGAATTTGGCGATATTGAATGCGGTTTTCCACTTGGCAGATTCCTCATTAAGATAGGTGATTTTTGTAATTAACCAATCCCTCCAGACAGTGACTTTTCTGTAGACCCTGACAGGGGATCTTACGATAGCCATCGGAGTGAATGAGCTGGCGGCATGTAGGAGGAATCCAACAATAATTAGACTGGTAGATATCCCAATTGATAGTACAAGATTAGCCTGCATATAAACGACTGAATCAAACAATTCATTGGCTATATGAAGTGGGATATATGGGGTGATATGCGGAACTGGATTGATATATGAAACAAGTAATCCAAGACTACCAAGCACAACCAGGATAAAGGTAGTTATTGCCCCCAGGATCAACCCGGTCATTCTGAACGGAAATGAAAATGTGAGCTGTCGCCAGGGAAGTTTAAATGACGCAAATGTCAGGGCGGGGAATTTTACTTTAGGTAAAGACACTGTAGGAAATTTTAATTTTTTCAACTACCAACCCCTATCGTAGATAATTGCCAAAGCCACAGCCCCGATAGTCACCCCGATTGCCCCTAATGCCACTCCGATCCATGCGGTTTTCTTTGCTCTCGTTACCATGCGTGTAACCTCTCTCATCAATCCTCGACGTTGACGCTTTATATCCTCAACATCATTTATTAAACGCTGTTGTTCCGTTTTCATCCAGAGAGTCTAGCTTACTTCTTCAAGAACCCCAACACCATTTTCGGACATCTCCGAGGTGTTTTCTGCCAGTTGTTCTTCCAGTTTGGCTACTTTCTTTCTAAGCATAATGTTGTCTATCTGTAACTGATTCAGGGCGTTATTGAAATTAACATCCTTTGCCCTTATCAATTCATTTAAAACGTCGACCTGTTCTTGCATGGGAATCTGCGATTGTGTCGTCATAGATGCTCCTTTATGTAGCTGCCGTAAATGTCTTGGGTGTATAAGAAAGCGATGCAATACCATGCTTGTTGGCACGGTTAAGAACACCGTTGCCCATCTTGTTTATTTCGTACACCTGCCATTTAGCATCGTCATCTATGGTTTCATCCATAGCCTCAACATAGGCTCTAGCAAGAACCCTTGTAGCTGAGTTAATAACAACTGTTTTAGTCACCCCACCTTCAACCGCTACGCTTATAGTCACATCACCTGTTGCCATGTCTATTTCCCTCCTTCAAGGGCTAGTAACCTTGTCTTCAATTCGTTTACTTCTTCTTGTAGTTCCATCTGCCGTGTGTATCCCTGCCAGATAGCACCATTATGTAGTCGTTGTAATCCTGTTACGTTCAGTAGACCTTCATTCTCTATCGTATCTCCAAGTATGCCAGCATCAACAAGGTCTTGCTCGTTGTACTTAACAAAGTCATCCCACTTTTCTTTAATCACACCCTTACCTCTTGTATGGTCTAAGGCTCGTACAAGTTGAGCGTCATCGTAAGAGTCGTACACACCCACAGTAGCTGTTGTGGTGTTATACATTTCCCCATCACCCTTAACAAGCATTACGGTATCCAGACCAGAAGAAACACAGAGTAGGTTATCGTCTGCACCTAAGTTAACCCTAGAAGTGCCACTAGTTTTCATATTGCCATCTAATTGAATTACGCCAAGAGCAGCAGCACTTGTGGTTTCATCTGGAGCCTCTGCGATTGAGCCTCTCACTAAAAATGCGTATCCTGCATCACCATCAGCATCTTTAAACGCCTCAAGCATCGCTCCACCAGACGCACCACTAGTTTTTCTAATGGCGAAAAATACATCTGTTGCTTTGACATCAGTAAAACCATGAGCAACATCAGAGTTTCTTATCTGAAACGCATCACCATCATCGGCACCTTGGTCAATTAAGATACCATGTGACATCGTACTACCAGTTTCTGTAGGAACTGTAGTTGTGTTCATAAGAAGATTACCATTAACGTCAATTGCAGCATAGGTCGTGCCAGAAATATCGAAATTTATTTGAGTGGTTGCATCAATTGTTATGGGATAGCCCGAATGAATAAGGAACCCAACAGAAGCCCTTGTATCGTAATCCATCTGGATTTCAGAATATCTAGTGTCTGCGGTGTTAAATGTCCAAGCAATTCCTGTGGCATTAGTGGAAGTTCCTCCACCTTTCATGTAAATCCAAGCACCATCAGAATCCAAGGTGATATTGCCATAAGAGACTATGTCTCCATCACCATTAATGGACAACGCTCCATTAGAGCCAACTGTAGAACCTGTACCGATGTACAAATCGTCTGTCCCATCATCTAAGCCAATGTAAAAGTCTTGGGCTTCACCGTCAAAAGTAATCTGGGTATCAGCTCCTGTACTAGTAGTTCCATAGAGGGTTATATCGCCCTCAAGGTGAAGGTGTCTCCAACTAAAGCCTGAACTACCTAGGTCGTAAGTAGCATCTGCCTGTGGCTTTAGATTGTCTTGTATATATACATTTCCCCCAGCACTATTAATAGTTAAATTCCCATCAGCAGTTATCGTGTCTCCATTAACTGCTATGTCACCATCAAATGTCGTGTCCTGAGCAAACGTCACACCCCCACCATCTGCAATCGTCATGGCTAGGTCACCATCAGAATAGTCAATGGTTCTTATCTGCATACTTCCTGTTGAAGTCAGTGTGTTAGAGCCAAGGTCAACAGCCGTTGCAAATGTCGCCAGATTTCCAGCCAGCTTTAGAGTTTCGACCGCATTGTCGGCGGTGAAGAAACTCATTAATTGCGTGTTAGCGGTTGCGTGATGGTTGTATTCGATTCTACCTCTGGCAGTTCCGCCAGACTCAAAAATAATCTCGCTGTCCTGACCCTCATCAGTATCGGAATTAAGAATTAAATATGCATCATTTGTCGTTGATATAACCTCAATCTGGGAGGCTCCCGATTGGGAAATCGTAAGGTCAGCGGTTAGCGTTCCCAAGTCTTTGCTATCCGTTCCGGTATGGGAATGTCCTGATGATGTATCGAGGACATCAATTCTCAGATTGTTATACTGTGCCGCTGTTGCGACATCACCTGTTGAAACTGTCGATGAACTAGCCATTTTCTAACTCCATTTGAACATTCCCCAACGAGCCGATCCCCATTTCCCTGGCGATGCTGTAACCTCTGACATCGTTACATGGAGGGTTTCTTCTATCACCGTGTTGCCCTGGGAGAATTTTATACTATAGCCTTCTATATATGCCGAGAAGCTCATCCCCATATCTGTTTCTATAACATGCACCCGGTCGCTGATCCTACGATGAACAATATCCAGCAGGGTCGCTTTGTCGTAATTTATGAGATCCAGCCTCATTCTTACTATGGGGTCTTTTACCCTTGCAAGGCGATGTTCTGCCGCTAATGCGGCATAGGTACTGTTGTCAAAAAGGGTCTTGTCCCTCGTTAATCTCCGATGCCCGTGAGTGGTCATCGAGGTAGAATCCTCAACCCTCTTAATGCCCTCATTTACATTATAAAGAACAGCTGACATTCCGATCCCCACCTTGGTGATATATCCATCAAGAGAGGCGTGATTATTCTTGACTCCAATACGTCCCCAGAATCCCGAATAAACATTATCAATTTGATCAGGACCCTCACTCGTAAAATATTTATATGGTGTTAGCTGAGTCCCTGTTCCGTCCGCATTTGTCCATATCTGAATGACATCAGAAGACGAAAGACTTCCGGGCGCACCGCCGCCTCCGGGCGGAGCTGGAGATGAGGGAACCTGATTAGTTCCAAAGTTGGTGTTATCCCTGTATTTACCAATGAAATAAATTGTCTCTTCCGACTCGATTGCGATGGCTCCCGCACTACTTTCAACACTTGGATCAGTCCACATTAAATCTGTTGTTGCCGTAAAGGAATTAGTTTTACTTGTCGCTCCTTCCGCTCTGGACGTTCCAAATTCCACAATATTATAAACACCATCAATGCCATCATCGTAAGCATATTGCATATAACCCGCATTGGTTCCATCATAAGACCCCTGGTAGACAGTAACGGTCTGTTGATGAATATCACTCACCCTGTGGTCATGGGATTCAAAATGGAACATTCCATGACCGTCCACATAGATGAAGCCGTCCTCTGAATCCTGGATGATATACAACATTGCGAGGAGATTATCGCCATCAAAAAGTCTTTCTGATAGTGCCGCCGTGCGGGTCGCCAGGTAATACGTTGACTCAGTATCCTCTATTGCCTCCGATGATTCTGAGGTGGTCACCGTGGCTTTCCCTCCCATTATGAGAGTCTGCCGGAAAGGAAAGTTCTCCCTTTTATCAGCAGAGCCAAGAAGATAGGTGTGGCTCTGCATCAATTTCATATCCTCAAACGAGTCAAAACACCTCAGATAGCAATACTGGTTCCCTTTTGCCGGGCGCGGACGTATTTCCTTCACCTTCCCTTTGAACAGCGGGCGGAATCCGCCGAAGTGATGGAACTTCGCGGCGGTCGCACTGCTCTTAGCCCGGAAACCGTGCTTTGTAGCGTAATCAATATCCGCCGTTCCTGTTGACCCGATTGAATATGTCGCAACCTTTGCATCGTCGACATAAACCCGAACCTTATCCCCGTGGACCCTAGCCATCAGGGTTCTTTTCGTATTACTTCCCCAGGTATAAGCAGTTGTGCCGAGAACCGATGCACTTCCTGAAATCGTCTTACTACAGGTAATGTTATTGGCGGAAACATTGGCGGTAACTTCAATATAATTATCCGTATCTATATATCTGAGGATAAGCCCGACATCAAAATCCGCCGTTGAACTGGATGGGGCGGTTGTGATTTCAGAGGATATTTCCGTGTCGTATTCCAGCGTGTCCATGATCGCAAAAGATGCCGCGCCAGTGGTTAATTCCGCATACCCGTCCTCATGGCATTTAAACGCCCCGACCGGAGTTGTCCAAGTAAATGCTGAATCATAGGGAACCGTATGACTTGTCAATGCTGTTCCTGTCGTATCCTCAAAATTATCGTAGGGATACCACATTCTCAGAACGCAATTCTTCCCGGAAACCAACTTCCCATATAAATCACCTGATTCTTTCGGAGGGCTGTACAGATTGTCGTTATTATTTAACTGCACATTGAGGACAGCACCATTCATATAATCGGTGGTGCTACTCCTGGTATGGGAAAAGGACATCGACCGGATGTTCCCGGTTACATCGTCATATGTCCCCGTGTAATTACCGTCAGCGTCCCAGTCGACCAGCATCCTTACATATGGACTCGGCATCAGAAGGCTCCCTGGGTTCTGAGAACCTGACGCACCTGATCAGATATGAAATCTCCGAATCTCTGGGCGGTCGATTCGTCGTCAAGAATTACTGTCCCCCCTGCGGGCATCATTACATTTACAGTAACGTTTCCACCAAGCCCTCCCCCTGCCCTATTTAGAGGCACAACGGCTTCCGGACCAGCCTCACCCACCATCGCAAGAGTCGGGCGCTTAACGATTCCACCCTGGGCAAGAGTGGGAATCGTAGCAATATCAAATCCGAAACCTTTCCCACCGAGTCCCGGAACCCAGGAGGGAACATCAAACTGGATCTTGTTCATTCCCTTGATGAGCATATTGAATGCTCCGATCCACAGGTTAATATAAAATTTAATGGCACCCCAGATGCCTTCCAGAACGCCCGTTATAGCGCTTTTTAATCCTTCCCATATCTTTTTACTGCCTTCGACGATTGTGTCCCAGTTCTTCCAGATAAGGATTGCGACTCCAATTGCGGCGGCTATTGCTACCACAGCGATAAGAATCGGACCCATTGAGATACTCAATGCCCCCATTGCCGCAGACATTCCCGTCACGGCAGTTGTCATACCCGGAATTAAAATAACAAGCGGTCCGATTGCTCCAGCCATATCGCCAACAGGGGCTAACGCCCCCTTCATTTTGTTTTTCAGAATATCCATCTTGTCTGATGTCGTTAAGGTCGATTCTCCCAGGGCATCAACCTTTCCCTCAGAATCTTCCATCGCGGCTAGTAATGGTTCAAATTCCATGGCGCCGGATCGGATTGCATCCTTGAACCTGACCCCGGCACCGGCTCCGAAAGCATCGGTTGCAAGTGCCATCGCCTCGGTTTCGGATGTTGCGTTTTTGATCTTATCAAATAGATCAGTAAGCCCCGCCCCCATGTCCTCGATCCCTTCTTTGCTCATCTTCTGCATGGCTGTGGATAATCCCGG